GTGATACTGCGGAAGTTTGCTACTTCGATACGTGAATCAACGTGGAAACGTATTCAAGAAGCGATCAGCGAACAAGTACCGTTAAGCATGTGCAAGATCAATAACAGTGATAGGCGTATTTTGTTACCGCTTGGAAGTGAGTTTATATTTATAGGTGCCGACGATATTGAGAAGCTGAAATCCATCGAAGGTGTGGGTACTTACTGGCTTGAGGAAGCAACCGAATTTACCGAACAAGATTTTAATGTACTTGACGCTGGCCTATCAACGCACTGCGACCCGGCGCCGCAAATATACTTGACATTTAACCCGGTCCCGCAAATAGGCGCGTACATGCATTGGCTACAGTCGCGATTCTTGCAGGTTGAGCACAAAATGAGCGTGCCAAAGATCACGGGTAATGCCTGCGTATTGCGTACATGGTACAAGAATAATGCAATGTGTCCGCAGTTCACGATTGATCTACTTGAGGACTATAAAGCTACCAACCCGGCTTTGTATAAGATGTGGGCGCTAGGCGAGTTTACTCACCTTGAGGGTAGTATTCTGCATAACTGGGACATTGTGGCGTCAGTACCGCCTGAGGCGCGTTTCCTGGGCTATTCTATAGACTTTGGGTATGCGCAAGACCCGGCAGCCGTGGTAGCAGTGTGGCAGCGGGGCCGTGAGGTGTGGTTACAACAGAAAGTGTATCAGACCGGGTTGACCAATCAAGACTTGAGCGAGGCGATGGAAGTGGTAGGTATCCCGCGAGGTGCGGATATCGTGGCCGACTGTGCCGAGCCAAAGAGTATTGAAGAGTTAAGGCGGGACGGTTGGGCAGTGTATCCGGCGAAGAAGTTCGGGAAGACGTTTAAACGGTCTGCGGCGTTGTACATGCAAGGGTTAGCGGTTCATGTTCTGGAAGATTCTCAGGATATACAGCGTGAGTGTGCTACTTGGTCGTGGAAGATAGATCCTAAGAGTGCGGGTATGGAGCAAGTGCAGTTGATGCCGTTGGTAGCGGATGGGAACGATCATGCGATAGATGCGGTTATTTATAGAGTGTATCGTGAGGCGGGGAGTATTCCTGGTGCGGTGATAGATGCGGCGAGGGGCGATGGTGTGACGGTACAGCGTGGTATTAAGTCGTCACGGTTTCCGGCGTTGGGTGTTGCATGACGGAGATAAAGACGGATTATCAGGCGTTTACTGTTATTTTGGTGTCTGTGGTACTGCGGGAGCAGCCGGAGCAGAGTGTAATAGCGGTTGGCGGTGTGGAGTTTTACGAGGATACGGGTGGTTGGCGGTCGCGGGTGTACATTTTAGATTTACAGCGTAGTACTGAGAGTTGGGATGATGTGATACTTCATGCTGAGCGGACGCTGAACAATCCGGTGTTTTCTTTGCAGGCGGCGAGTGAGGAAGTAATGCTGATAGTTGACAATAGTACGGGGTCTACTCGGATAGGTGATATTGTGATGGAGCTGGAAGTGCCTTCGGTGTGTACGGTGATGAGCGGTGAAGCGGTAAAGCGTAGCGATGGGCTGATGATGCACATTCCGGTTGTGGACGTGGTCGAGGGTTTGATAGCGGCGTATCAGGCTGGCAGAGTCGAGATAGCGGAGACTTTGGAGCTGGCTGAAGGGCTGGAAGGTTCTTTACAGAGGATATCGGTGAAAGAGGCGCGGGAGATTGATGCTTTGCCGCTGGCGGCGGCTTTGTTGGTGTACTATGCGGATGACTGCGTACCTATGGGGGATGCGGATATTGGTGTGCATGAATACGATACGGCCAACTGGGGGCTTGAGTGACTGAGCAAGAGAGAGTCAACGATTATTTGAGCAAGTTGAAAGAGTTGAAGGATGAGCGGCCTGATGGTGTGATGGAGGAGTGCGCGAAGTTTACTTTACCGTCGCGGGGCCCGTGGGCGGAGGACGGCAATCAGAAGCAAGAGAAGCGTGGTCGGGAGATATTTGACTCGCGTCCGGTGAGTAATTTACAGATACTAGCCAATGGGATGGTGGGTTACAATGCGGGGCCTGCGAGTCCGTGGTTTCGGTTGAAGCTGGCGAGTGAGGAGCTGAATGATATCCCGTTTGTGCGTGATTGGTTGGAAGAGTGCGAGCGGGTACTGTATATCATTTTTGCATCGACTAACTTTTATGATGCCTTGACGGAGTTTTACCTTGATATGGGCAGTGCGGGAACGGCGACGATGCTGATAGAGGAGGATGACAGGATAGGTATCACGTTCTCTACTCGTCATCCGCAGGAGACGTATATTTTAGAAGGTACTAATCAGCGAGTAGATAGTATTTATCGTCCGGTGTGGTTTACCGGCAGGCAGGCGTTGAAGCGGTACGAGGGGAAGCTGAAGGACCAGACGGAGTTGTTATTTCAGAGTTCTACGGGTTTGACACAGAAGTATGAGTTTTTGCATGTGGTGCATCCCAGGGATGATAGGGATTTCTATAGTGGTTTGAATATTGATATGCCGTTTGCGAGTGTGGAGATGTACCCGGCGGACGAGAGTATTTTAGTAGAGACTGGTTATGAGGAGTTTCCGGGTGTAGTTGGTCGGTGGCGTAAGAATAGCAATGATACGTATGGCGTGTCTCCTGCTATGGATGCGATGCCTGATATTAAGCGTGCGAATCAGATGAAGAAGACGATGATGGATGCTGTACATTTGGCGGTTAATCCATCGCGTGACGTGCCGAAAGAGATGCTGAAGAAGTATCGTATGACTCCTGGGGCGTTGAATGTGTATAAGGATCCGACGCGTAGGTCGTATGTGTCGGATGTGCGGACACAGTATCCGTTTGGCAAGGATGTGTTAGACGGGATACACGCGGATATTGATGAACCGTTTTTCACTGATTTGTTCAAGATGTTGATGCGGAGTGAGCGGGAGATGACGGCGCGGGAAGTGTCGGAAAAGCAGGGTGAGCGGGTGACGGGTTTGAGTGGTCCGCTGACACGGCAGAATTCCGAGGTTTTGAGTCCTGCGGTGAAGCGGGTGTTTCATATTTCGTTGAAAAACAGGTGGTTACCGCCGATGCCTCCGGCGTTGATGGAGAGCGGCGTACCGATTGATGTTGATTTTATCGGGCTGCTGAGTATGAGTCAGAAGCAGTATTACCGGGCGAACGGGCTGAATAGAGGTATCTCGTTGATAGCGGGTATTGCGGATGCTACGCAGAATTTGAGTGTTTGGGACAATGTGAACACAGATGAGTTGGTTAGGCACGCGATAGATGATGAAGGGTTCCCGCAGAAGAGTATAGAGGAGATGCCGATAGTTGAGCAGAAGAGGAAAGCGCGGGCTGAGGAAGCGGCGAAACAGAGGGCGATAGAGCAGGCTGGACAGATGGCGGATATGGTTCCTAAGTTGGGGCAGGCGCCGGAGGAAGGGTCGGTTGGAGAAGAGATAAGCAAGAAGTTATCGAACGCGTTACCTGGAGGTGGGGCATGAGAGGATTATTCAGACAGTTATCGAACATGAGGGGCAGGGTCGGGCCGCGCACTATTCCGCGCATTTTGGTGAATAAGATGGCGCCGAAGGTAGTTGAGCGCACGATAGCCACTACAGAAACCGTGATGAATCCCGGAGTTGAACCGGTGGTTTCTGTAAAAGCGGCGATACCGGAATTGCCGACGAGTCCTGTGGCAAAGAAGCCCAAGAGGAAGAAGGCGAGGAAATGGAACCCATAAGGGCACGTATGTGGACTTTGACCGGTGCTCATGTCGGTCGTGTATGGTTTAGCCTTCGGGCTCATTTTCCTGGATGTGCGATAGGTGTTGATGTAGCGGGTAACGGTTTCGGCGGGATTCAGTTCCATGTCCTGTTTCTTACCTTCTACATAGGCTGGTCTACGTGGAGGCCGCGGCAGTACAACGCTTTTATAGGGAATCACAAGTGGAAGATTTCGGCCTAAGCAAGAGAGAGCTGTCGGAGTTACGCATGGCGTCTGAGGCTGTGTATAGTTCTGGAGCTGGGCGGGTGTTTATAGACTCGTTGCTTGAGGATTTGCAGTTGTACGATGAGCCGGAGGATGATAGGGCGTTGGTCCTGCATTGTTTTGCGATGCGGGTGATGCGGAAATATTTTAGTAAGCTTGTGCTTGATAGTGAGCACCGAAGCGAAGTAACGAATGCGATTATGCTGACCCATGCGGTTAGCGAGGAGAACGAGGATGAGTGATTTACAGAGCGGCGATCTGTTGACGGGCGGAACCCCGGAAGGGCAACCGACTGGAACAACAGGCAATCAAAGCCCTGCGGGATCTGGGGAAACTGCGGCGACCTCAGGAGCAGGCAACTCGACGGAGCAGCCTAAGTGGATGGATCAGTTAGAAGGCGACCTGAAGGCAAACAAGACACTATACCGGTTTAAATCAGCGAGTGACGCGGTAAAAAGTTTTGTTGAGCTTGAGGGGAAGCAAGGTTCTATGATTTCTAAACCTGGGCCGGAGGCTACGGCAGAAGAGAAGTCACGATTTAACGCTTACCTTAGTGGTGGCGTTACTACTCCCGATGACTATGATTTATCAGCGGCGAAGCTGCCGGATACGGTAAAGCTCACTGATGCGGGCGTGTCGGAATTGAGAAAGCTGGCGTTTGAGAATGGGTGGACCATGGAGGCGGCTGTTAAGGCGGTTGAATGGGATGCTCAGAGGCAGGCGGAGGCGGTCAAGGAAGCGCGGCGGCAGACGGCGAGCGATAAGAAGGCCGGTGTAGAGGCGTTAAAGGCTGACTGGGGCACGGATTACGATGCTAACCTAGTGCGGGCTAAACAGGCGACGACTAAGTACGGAAGTGAGGGGTTGAATAAACTGCTTCAGGAGTCCGGGCTTGGGAATCATCCTGATATGGTGCGTATGATGGCTGGTATCGGTGAAGCGACCGCAGAAGGCAATGCGCCGATTGGCGGAACGAGGCCGAAACCTACGGGTGCGGCGGTCAACTTTCCCGGAGCGGCGGCGATGGCGGCTGAATATCAAGGTAAGGGAGCATAGGAACAGAAAGCTATGTCAACTTTAGGCACATTGGCGAACCTGTTTAATCTTAACCAGATGGAAGATCCGAGCGGTGGCATGCTCAATATCATCTATTCGACGGCAGAGGATCAGGAGATACTTCAGGATATCCCGTTCTTTCCCGCGAATATGAAGATGGCGCATAAGTTTCTTAGGGAAACCAAGCTCGTGACCGGAACCTGGGTTAAGTTCGATGACGGGATTTCGTCAAGTAAAGGCGCTCACAAGGAGTACTTGGCCTCAATAGGTACTCTCGAGAGCAGACTCCAGGTAGATTTGCGGTTTTCGCAGATTGAACGCGACTTTGCCGCGTTTGTGGAAAGAATGGCTCATGGTCATTACGAAGGTCTCGGTCAGGATATGGCTGACGCGTATGTACTGGGCACAACGTCAGGCGGTCAGTCATTCAACGGTATCGAGGGGCACATTACCTCGGCTTCTCAGACCGATGAAGCGGGGAAAGCTATGTTTCATACCTATGCAGGGACCGGCTCGGACCTTTCGAGTATCCTTGCTGTAGACTGGGGCATGGATAAGGTGTTCGCCGTGCATCCCGAAGGCCACGCTTTCGCAGGTGTGGAGAAGATGGAGAACCCGAAAGCTCTTGTAGACGGGAACAACTCCTCGGGGATGTGGGTGTATTCGTGTGATTTTCGCTGGATGTCGGCGCTGGTTGTCGCAGATGACCGGTGTATCCGAAGAATAGGGAATATCGACACGGCGGGTACGAGTACGAACCTTTTGGACTCTACCTACGAGACCGACACGATTGTGAAGGCATTGGTTACTATGAAGAACAAGGGCAGAAACGCTAAGTTGTACATGAACGGTACGATTTGGGCGCAGTTCTTCATTGTCACGAAGGACAAGACCAATGTATCGTACGACCCGGCGGATCCCTGGAAGGGCCCAACCACTCGGTTTGGGAACAATGAGATTCGCTTTACCGATTCTCTGTTAGACACAGAATCGGCCGTAAGCTAAGGGGGGATGAAAAATGGCTTATAACGAACCGCTGAACCGCGGTACTCCCGACAGCGACCTTGAATTTTGCTCAGCGCAGTCGATACCGACCGATGGTGCGGATGATATCAGTGAAAACCTGATTGATTTGCAGAACACCGCTCCTCGGCTGCTTAACGGCGCACGCGCGAAGCTCAAGGTTCAGGTCACGACAGCGATAACCGTGGCATCAGGAACGTCTTCTTTGCTCAACCTGAATCTGACCTGTGCCGCTACCGAAACTACTGTCGGTGCTCAGACCACGGTAGCTACCGCCGTTATTCAGCTGGGAGATGCTGAATCGGCAGGACAGATTTACGAGGCGGCACTGCCTGAAAGAGTGCCGGTCAACCTGACCCGTTACCTTGCACTGGTTCTCGAACCGGTGAGTGACGATACGCTCTATTCGGCCGGCGCGATAGATGCGTGGATCGATTTCGACTAGGAGTTATTATGACTTTTCGTTGCACACAGAAATGCCTATTTTCGGTTCCCGGACCAGAGGGTCCGTTGGCCTTTGTAGGTGAGGCCGACAAAGAGTATGAAAGTGACATTGATTACGCTGAACGCTCGCGTTACATGCAAAGGATCGATGGACCGGCAGAGGTGGTAGTACCGAAGAATGAGTTTTCCGGGGTAATAGCCGCGGAGACTTACGAGAAAACACCTTTGTACCGTCTTCGGACCCTGGCAGCGGAGCGCGGGGTGGAAGGCGTTGAAAAGATGAACACGCAAACTCTGAGTAGCAGGCTTCGAGAATTGGACGGGAAGTCTAATTAGCAACTATCCCGGGGGCCAGTCGCCAAGCGTCTGAGTTCCCGGGTTTCTTTAAGAGGTTCCAATGGCTTCAAACGTGAGCGACGAGACCGATGTTGCGAATCTGGCGTTAGACCGTATAGGGCTGAAAATAATCACAGATATTGACTCACCCGGGACCGATAAGGCGGCGTTAGCTGTCTCTCGGTGTTATGCGGACACGCGGGATGAGGT